ACACCCACCGCAGTGTTTGTCCCTTTGGCTACTCCGTTGTATGAAGTTTCATAATACCGTTGGCATAGTGCTAGTTCTACACCGTATGGTCGTTGTTCAAACGGGGTTGGCTGGTAGTTCTGTTCCAGTTGAACACCCGTAATATCCACATAGTCAGCAGCACCAGCAGTACCAACAGGGGTAAAATCAAGTTGGATGCCATGTTGCGTAACACCAGATGGAACATTGTAGTAAGCGGTAAACAACTGCCAACTTGTACTCAAAGTAAAAGTGGTATCCAAATCTGTTGTAATACTTGTCGGAGTAACATGAACAACATTACACTCTGTTCCCGTACCAGAAAAAACCATTACTCTAAACAAACTAGAAGTAGCAGAAAAGTTTGAACCAGCCCTAGCATAAAAACTTAAAGCCATTCTTTTTCCTGCAAAAGTAGCAATAGTTGATGTTTCTAAACTTTGACCAATATATATTCGGCTTGTTGATGTGTTCCCCGAATCCCTTTGCATTCTTAGTGCGTATTGAAAACCCGTAAGACCAGAAGAAACTCGTGATTGTGTTGAACCAGCAACACCTCGGTAGCCACTCCAACGGTCAGCAAGAAACGAGGTTGAAGCAGTAGCAGTAAATGCCGTTGATGTTCCTCGTTGCCATACCTTAAAGTCGCCGTTAATCAGAACATTGCGGAACCCCAAGCCCGCAGGCAACAACGCAGACGAACCCAAAACACTAGAAATAGCCATTAGATAGTACGGTCCCAACCCGTGATAGTCACAGTCACTTTAGAAGCCGTATCCGATAAACCCTGCACAGTTTCAGCAGCCTCTAATACCAAACCAGTATCCAACACAATCGTGTCGTAACCAGCCACAGGCAAATTATAAGTAAAGCAGTTAGCAGCAGTCGCCGCCGTACCACGAGCCAACGTGATCAACCTGTCCACCCCATCCGTATTGCAAATCACAATCTGCTTAATCGTGTACTGGCGACCCGCAGGCACAGTAAACAAAGTTGTCGTTGATGTACCCACCTGTGTGGGGACAGTCAACATTTTCGGGAACACATCACCACTAGCCATTAAAACTCCATATTCATCATTGTATAAGTCATCAGATTAGATGCTGTTTGTGTTGATGCACCAGTTTGTGGTGCAGCAGCATTAACCCATTGAGATCCATTATAAGAAACAATCTGCCCACTACTAGGAGTGGTAATCGTTACGTCCGTCAAGTCATCCAAGGTCGTGGCACCCAGGCCATTTTCCCACAATCCCGTAGTCCCGTTGTATTTCAAAACCTGCCCATTAGCAGGGCTAGTAATAGAAACGTCATGTATTTCTCTGAGTTCAAAACCATTCTGAACACGAACAAAAATTTCACCAGTAGAAGCATTGACTTTAGTCACAATACCAATAAAAACAAGATGAGCAGGGGCGGTAGGCTTACTTGCCAAACCATAAATCAAGTTACCACTGGTACCAAGCCACACAGGGTCTCCAGCAGTAGCAGTACTCGTATTTAAACCAGCCAATAGACCTTCTGTAACCACATTAGCAAAACCATTCAAAGCAACAGTTCCATCTAGCAAACCCATAGTCTTAGAGGACGTAGCCTCAGTAGCGTTACTGGCTTTAGAAACAATCATGTTAGTGCCGTTAGCAGATGACACATACACTGCTTGACCTTTGGTAATAGCCTCACCAGCTTTTACCTCGTGCTTTAAGACGCTTGTATATGCAGCACCAGGAGCAATATCAACCCACTGTGTATTGTAGTTAGTAGCGTCAATCTTGGAAAGAATCTGACCTGCAGTACCGCCCGAAGCAACACCAGGACCCACGGCACCTGTTGCGCCCGTAGCTCCTGTAGTACCTGTTACACCTTGAATACCTTGAGGACCTGTCGCCCCAGTAGGACCAGTTAATCCCGTAGGACCAGTCAATCCCGTAGGGCCCGTAGGACCTGTTGGTCCCGTAGAACCAGTAGGTCCCGTAGGTCCAGGAACAGTAGAAGCAGCACCCGTAGCACCTGTGGCACCCGTGGCACCAGTTGCACCAGTAGGAATAGTAAAGTTGAATACTGCTGCACCGCTAGTACCAGAATTGGTTACAGAAGCAGAAGTACCAGCAGCACCTGTAGTGGTGGTGCCTGCAGCAATAGTTGCAGCAGTACCTGTAGCACCTGTATTTCCTGTTATACCCTGGATACCCTGTGGTCCTTGAGGACCTGTTGCTCCAGTAGCCCCAGTGGCCCCTGTAGCGCCTGTGGCGCCCGTAGCGCCTACGGGTATGGTAAAGTTAAAGGTAGCGGCACTTGACGTTCCTACGTTCGTTACAGCAGCACTAGTACCAACTGCGCCCGTTGTTGTTGTACCTGCAGCAATTGTCGCTGCGGTGCCTGTTGCACCTACGTTTCCTTGCGGTACTGTAAAGTTAAATACAGCAGCACCACTAGTACCAACATTAGTTACAGAAGCTGAACTGCCCGCTGCTCCTGTCGTAGTAGTCCCAGCAGCCACGGTAGCAGCCGCACCTGTGGCACCAGTAGCACCTGTAGGACCTGTCGCCCCTATTGGACCAACTGGTCCTTGAATACCTTGTATACCTTGAGATCCCGTTGCGCCTGTTGCGCCTTGAATACCTGAAGAGTATGCTAAAGCACTCCATGTATTTACTCCGTTACCAATCTTAAACTTACCAGTATCGTATTCATATCCTGGTTCACCTTGTGCCAATATAGGGTTAGCAGCAGTCCATTGTGCTGCTGTTCCTCTACGATGTTGAACTACTACAGCCATTATGCATACCCCGCATCAACTAGTGGTGTTCCACCGTATATAGAATCTGGTGCTCCACCATCTAGATTTAAAGAAGAGAAACCATTAGGACCAGCAGGACCTGTAGGACCTGTTGGTCCAGTAGGGCCTGTAGGTAATGTCAGGTTTAATGTTTGACTTGGGAATGTTCCTGTGATAGATGCGCCAGCTGTTCCCGCAGATACAGACCCGACACCTAGGTTGTAATAGTTTGAACTGATGGTTTGTTGTACGCCACCTAGGTAATCTTTTAATGATGTGAAAACATGCTGTAAGGTGCGTGCGTCTGCAGAACGCAACTGCTCCAGCAGTGGTGCTGTCCATCCTTGTATTGGTGGATTGTTCCTTGGTGTTTCTATAGCCATTATTTAGCTTCTAACGCTGCCAATCGTGTTTCTAGGTCTTGGCATTTTGCTACTAGGGCGGTAACAAGTACGTTGTAATCAATTCCGAGTATTCCTTCGTGTTCACGTATTGCAATTGGTAGAACTTCTTGAACTTCTTGTGCTATAAAACCAACTTGGTTTTCTTCAGGGTGATCTATCCAGTTGAAAGTTTTAGGTACCAACAATGAAATGGCATTGACTAAATGTGTTTTGTCGGATGTTTTAATGTTCTGTTTTTTTGTCCTGTCAGATATTGCCGTCAATCCAGAGTGAAAAACTCTTCCTGTATAATCAACAGCAAAGTTAATAGCGCCTGCACCATTGGTTGTTCGATATGCATCATAATTTGCTTGATACAAGTCACGAACAACATGCACACCAATAGCACTACCAGAGTTTTGGTTAATGGTTAAAGAGTCCGTAATGGGTCCAGCAGGACCCGTAGCACCAGTTGCGCCAGTAGCGCCAGTGGCACCGTTAGTTCCGTTAGTACCAGCAGCTCCTGTAGCTCCTGTAGCTCCTGTAGCGCCCGTAGGACCTGTAGGACCAGTAGGACCCGTAGCGCCAGTCGCACCCGTAGCCCCTGTAGGACCAGATATTGCTACACCAGAAGCAAGTTTACCAACAGTAATAGAACCATCAGCAATCTTAGCCGTAGTAACATTCAAGTCAGCAATCTTCGCCGTTGTCACGGCTAAGTTTGCAATAGCAGCAGTAGGAGCCTGAACAGAACCATCAACCTGAACAACAGCAGTTTCCGCAAAAGTTTTTACAGATGTAAAGTTAGCGTTAACCTCAGTAGCACTGGCTACCGTGTTGTTTGTAAATGAGTTTGGAATACTTAAACTAGCCATTATGCTTTAACCTTTCTAGGATTATACTTTAATGTGAAACTATTGACGCCCCACGTTTGTGCTGGCGAACCAACAAATTCTAACTGTACAGACTTTGCAAGTCCAACACTTCGACCATTAACAACCTGTGATCCAGGGTTTGCAGCACCCCAAGTAGCATAACCCCAAAGAGCATAACCCCACAACATGCTACCACCAGACGCTGGAATATCAATAATATACTGTTTCATTTCACCATCTTCAGCTTCTTCATAGTTACCATAAACAACAACATTCAACTGTGACGCAGAAGGTGTTTGCTTAACAACTAAACTAGGGCGTCTAAACATTTTGTTTTGAGCGTATGAACCAGCATCAAACCAGCGTGTACGGTAACGACTAGTGAACTGGTTGTCTGTACCAGTTACATTATCTAAAGCATTGCCGTGGTTATCTACGGTCAATGTGTACGGCTGTGTAGGGTGAGCAACAATATGCTTGGTTGTACCGTCTGTCTGTGTAAAAGTTAAACCAGCAGAAATACCACAACCATCGTAAGAAGAAAACATTAGCCAAGCACCAGACTTGTTTACTGTATTATCATACACAAAAGAAACGGTTGGTGTGGTTGCGCTTGTTGTTTCACTGTATGGCAACGAAACCCAAACACGACGATTAACGTAGTTGACGTTAATGGCGTTTGTTGCTGCAGAGTTAACATAACCATTAACTAAAGCGGGACGCAAAGGTTGAAACAAGTCAACAATACCATTACCATTGTAAAGCATTAAACCATCAGGGTGTGAATAGAAATAAACACCAGATTCTGTAGTTGCAACAGAACCAGGATTTACAGCGCCAACAGAACGTGAAACTTCAACAACTTGAAAAGTGTCTGAGTCGTAACCAAAGATAGCAAATACTGCGTCCTCTTTGAAAACAACAATATGACCAGAGAAAACAGCAAGAGCTGTGATACCTACAGAACCAGTGTTAATGTCAATATAGTCATCAGCGGCCCAGTTACCAGGAAGGTTGGGGTGTGACCACCTAATACGGTTGGGGTATGCTACGCCGTTTTCATTTGTGTTAGCAGCAAAGATTTTACCTGCATGGGTAACAACGTGATTAGCTTTGGGAAAGAATACTGCAGGCAAAGTAGGGGCAGTATAAGAGTTTTGAAAGGTTGGACCAGAAGCTGTCAAAGCAGTCTTGGTGGTTCCATCCCACTTGTAAGACACACTACCAGAACCAGTAGCAATATAAAGATCTTCACCCCAAGAAGCGAAAGAAGCACCAAAAGAAGTAGTCACAGGAATAGCAAGACTAGCGTATGAGGAACAGTTACTAGACCAAAACACGTCACCATTCACACTAGCATTATAACCAGTGCTCAACATTAGTCTGTGGGTAGAAGCAAAAAAAGAATACAAACTAGTAGGATTCCAATTAGTAGGAGTAATAGCAGTCGTGTTTGTACGGCGCATAGCACCACGGCTAAAAATACCACCACGAGGATCAATTTCAACGTTCAACATTTTAGGTGACTCATTAGTAGCCAACTGAAACTGGTCAGCACGAAGATTTAAACCACCAGTGAAATCGTCCTGACGAAGAACTTTAAGATTGGTAGCCATTATTGACCTAGCGTTCTACCAAGAGACTGCAACCAGTAATGCTCGGATGGACGTGCAGCACCCCTAGACATAATCATAGGACGATGACCAGAAGCACGCATCATATCCTTACGAGCAAGAGAAACAGCTTCCTCAAAAGACTGCTTGTACATGCTAGCCATCTCGTTATCTTCCTGACGCTTATAAGCCTGAGAGATAGCATAGTAGGCAATAGCAAGATGCAGACGCTCATCACAATCAACCTCTAAGGTTGTTGTGACAAAAGGGGTGTAACTTGGTTTACGATATCCACGAATAACTAAAGCATAAACTTTATCAGGTTTAGGATACAACTTAATTGTTTCACTCCATTCAGAAAAAAACAATGGGCGACTAGGTGTATCAAACGAACCATGCCATACAGCTTCTGCTTCATCAATAGAAATAAGAGATAACCTATTTCCGCTTGAACTTGTATCTACAACAGAAATTACTTCACGTAAATCACCACTACCAATAACAGATATGGCATAGTCACGTTGGCTAGCTGTCGTATTTAGAGTATATGTTGTTTCAAGAAAAGGCCAACGGCGCTCAAGATTGATTACACGCTGAAACCCATCTTTCAAATACTGATACACCAACGAAGTTGGCAGATCAGCAGCATCAAGATCTAAGATATTATAAACAAAATCTTTAAGTTCAGCAGCAGTACTCATTCAGTTTCTTTCTTTTCATTAGCACGCAAATGCCCAATACAATACTCGGTACCTTTGGCTTTAGGACCTTCACATGTATCATCATTAGCAATACAACGTTGACGTCCCAAATAAGGTACACCACCAACCTGAATTTTAGATCCAGCAGATTGATTAACTGGCAGACTCCCCATGACGGGAGTTCCATATAGGGCATTAACGGTTTTAAAGGTCATACCCTAGCAGGATTTGTTACTTGTACGAAAAGGGTGGGCAACCCGAAGGAAGCCCACCCAGTCCGAAGTACAACGACTAAGCTGTCTTTGCAGTCAGCTTGCCTTGCTTTGCTCGGTTTGAACAAACAAGGTTACCGTAGCACATGATGAGCGCATAGCGTGCATCCATGTTCTCAGGACGAATGAATTCAGTCTGTGAGAACCACTTGTCAGAATGACCAACAAGCTTTAGGTACTTAGAGTTCAAGAAGTACACAACACCTGCGGTACAAGCTGTATCGTACATGATTGGTGTAGCCTTGAACAGCAAGTTCTGGAATCCAGCATCTGCGGTCTTTGTATCTGCATAACGAAGGTTAGGCGTCAACAATGATTCGTACTTTTCAAACAATGTCTGAGTAGTAAGGATAACGTCAGGATGGTCATTACCAACAGACGAACTGTTATAAGCAGTCGTCATGTTTGCAAGAGACAAAGCTTCAGCAGTGTTCTGTTCATATGAACGCCAGAACTCGTTACCAGAAGTAGCTGAGTTAATACCACCAACAGTGTTACCAGACTCAACAATGTTGCCGAGACCGTTCCATGCGTTAGTAGCGGAACCATCACCATAGAACATTGTGTTGAAACCTTCACGCATTGACTCTTCAGCCTGCATGATTTTAGCTTCAAGCAAGTTAATTATAGCATGCTCTCCATTGTTCTTAGCTTCTTCAATACCACTGATAGCGATTGATGCAGCATACTGCTTCCAATCGTATTCAGCAGCTGAAATGCCGTCTTGAGCGGTCAAAGAAATAGTGTCATAACCAGCGTATGGTCCAACAGTACTGTTCTTGCCGTAAATAAGCTGCTCAACAATTTTCGTACCACCAGTTTCGGTGCGGATACGGCCCTTGTCCATAAGCCAATAAGTAAGTGGACGTGCTGTAAACACGTTGTCCGTGAGCTTGTCACGGTAGTTTGCAAGTGTTGTTGACAACAGTGCATCAAAGTTAGCATTAACTGCCATAGTAGTTCCTCCTGGGAAAAGTTTCTAGGAAATGCCAAGCTGCTGTTTAGCTGCTGTAAAGGCATCTCTTAAAGATGATATAGGTTGTGAATCCACTGAGTTTCCCTGAGCACTAGAACCACCAGCTACAATACCACTAGAACGCTTGGCTTGAACAATTTCTTGTTCTTGTTTAGCTTTGCTAGCCTGTATTTGCCGTGATGCTTGTTCCCGAGAGTACATGCGGTCAAAAGCTGACTGCTTATACACTGCTTCCAAATCTGTAGAACCCACGGCTAAAGCCTGGGCAACAACTTCGTTAGCATCGAAATCCTCACCGTATTTCTGCTGTAGATTATTTAGATTGCGTTCTAACTCATTAAACGCCTGCTGGTCCTCAAAGGACTTTAGACGACTATCAAGTTGACGATACTGTTTTTCCATTGGATCCGCAAAAATATCATCCTCTTCAAAGGAATCCACTTGGTTAAGACCATAATGGTTTTTAAGTAGATCAATAGTTGCATTTGGGTCATTGTCCAACGCTTGTTGGATTGCCGCTGCAAATTGAACGCTCTTACGCTCTTCAGCTAATTGTTGTGTCTTGCGGGTATAATCCGCTTGACGTTGATAACCCGAAACAGCTTCACCAAAAGGTACTTCAACCTCTTCACCATCAACAGTTACTCTGACATATTTGTCAGCATACTGATCCGTATCAAGGTATTCGTATTCTGTAGGTTCCGCAACTTCATCTCCACCATCAACTTGTCCGTCGTATTCAACGGGGTCAACAATTTCTGAATCAAAATTTTCAGTTTCCATATTTTCTCCAGAGTCCCTAGGGTTGCTCTATAGTAGTAGTTTTTTGTTACATTTGTGTGTTTGGTAAACCACCAGTTTGTGCAGCAATTGCGCTTAACACTTGTGGTGGAATAGAACTTGGTTGCGGCATGCCACCAGTAGCAACCTGATCTTGACCTGGAATCATACCAGGCATAGGAGGTGCAGGAGCAGGAGGAGCTGGTGGAGCACCAGGAACTGGTTTACCATCAGGACCAATAGCACCAGGTTGTGGAGGTGGAGCCATGAAAGCCTCAGGAGATTTAACCCCAAAACCAAATTGCAAAACATGACGAGCTAACGCTGCCATGTCCACAACACCTGCGCCAACAAACGGCGCCATAGCATCAACCATTTGTAATGCCATTTGGCGACGGAAAGATTCATTAACAGGTTGTGTGGAACCAGCTTCAACTTCAAAATCAAAATCTCCTAAAATATAGTCACGGTCAAAGTTAACCCAAATAGGCATAGCACTAGAACCAACAACACGAGCAACATGGTCACCCGTCATATACTGTTGAGCCAAACCAATAAGACGCTTAGCGCATCCAGCAATAACACGTTCAACTTCTGCAAGCTTATCAGATGTGCGAGCATTCATGGCATCCTGCATCATAGCCGATTCTGTAGCAGTGCGGCTAATCTCAGATGAGCCTCCCCGCATAAACTCAGCAACACCAGAAATACGGTCAATATCTTGAAGAATCATACTAGACACGTTATACATGTCTGGTGGGTTAACTACCGCAGGCATGTTCATAACAACAGCACTAAGAGGTTCGTCAGATACAACAGGGACCATAACGTTATCTTCGTCAGATTCAAGTCCTGAACGACCATCCTGATCAAACGCTGATTCCTTATATAACCACTTGCGTGAGAAACGCTTACGATGGTTCATCATTTGTGAACGTGTAGCATTCAGCTCATACTGCAGAGGCTCAATGGCTTCAAGTTCACCCATAGGATAAAAATGTTCTGGTATATCATAGTTGCGCATCATCACAAAAGGATGACCAAAAGCATATGGCATCTTAACTGGATTAATCAAGAACGCATCTCCACCATCACAAAAAACAGCCATAGTTTGTCGTTTAACATCATAAAATTCCCACACATCAACATATGCATCATTTTCCTGACGTGACTGGCGTGGTTTACCATCTTCAGCTGACCATTTAGAATAATGACTAGCTTGTGCATCTTTACGAGATTTAGGAAGATACCTAGGATCATTACGAACTTCTACCATTGGACGACGAGTGCGTTGTGCAATCCATTTCATATCTTCAACACATGTGGCATCTGGATCTATAAGAACATCAAAAGGAGAAACACGCTCAACAAAAGGACGATCTTCAACAATAACCATTTCAGTTTCTAAAGACATACCCTGTGCAGGATCTTCTACTTCAGCATCTTCATCTGTTGTTATTCTTTTTACTTTAGCTTCTTCAACAAATCGATAACCCACTTTAAGCCAAGCATGACCGAGAATAAGATAGTCGTCAACAGCACGACGCAATTGTTTTTGACAATCAAAATGACGCCACCAATAGTTAACAATGGCTTCAGTAATAATTGCTTTATCCCCATCCTCAGACTTTCGTGCTCCAACAGTAATTTTGGGGTGATTGACAGCAACACTGGGCCCAATAACATTAATAGTAGAAAAAGAAACATTGATAAGCATCCGATCTTCATTACTCATTTCACCAAACTGCTTGCCTTTGTATAAGTCAATCATTCGGCGCCAGAGTTTGTCGTATTTTTCTTCCTTACGCCATTTGCGTGAGTGATCTATTTTCTTGCGATAATCTGCAAGTACATCTTTATTGGGTCTTGGAGCCATTATTTATTTAGTCCTTCCGAACGATGCGTCTCCTGGATTTAGCCAACGAATAATTGGAGGCAAGAATGCTGCAACAGCAGCAGTCCCAAGAGCCTTAGGTGATGTCTCTCCAGCTAATACAACAGCAAGAACTGTGGCTAGTGAAGCACGAATGTATGATGCGAATGCGCATTTTTGAGCTTGAGTAATTTTCATTTCTTCTTCTTAGGAGCAGCTTTTTTAACAGGAGCAGTTGATTTAGGAGCAACAGCTTTTTTAGCTGGCGTATTAAGACTTTTAGACATTGCCGCAGCTTGGTTTATGAAAGCATTTTTCAAAGAATTTGTTTCATAAAAAATTGTTCCATCACTTGTGGTTCCTTGACCTGGAGATTTGCTAAATGCTTTATTACCAGCAGCTTGTGCTTTAGCCATTGCAGCTTTAGAAGCTTTTGCTTTATCGTTTTGTTTCATTATTAATCCCTAAAAGCCTTTTTAATGCTCTTTTTTACAGAAGGTTTACCCATTCCAGCAAGACCATTAACGATCTTGTGTGCACGACCACTATCTGATTTGCGCATAGGCTTTGCAACTGCTTGTGGTTTAACTGATTTTGGAGTTTTCATTATGAATCCTTTATTCCGTCATGCCAACCAATATGGTTGTCAATTTTTGTTCCAACATTATCCACCTTATGGATAACCTCTTTTAACAACTCACGCCCTTCAGCATGTTGAGTTGAGTTCTCTTTACGTAAAATCTGCATCAGAACCATTAATGGACCTCCAATGATGGCGACCAAAACTGGAACAATCCAAGACTCCATGACAATCTACACCCACCGCTGTCCGACAGGTTCAGCCACAATACCTTTAGCAGCAGCATCCGCAACAGTCTTGCGTTGACGCTCACCAATAGTAGGGCCCTTAAATTCTTCTTTGCCTTGAGTAAAGCCAATACGAATACCTTGAAGGTGGCATTTGAAACAAATAGAACCACGACGAGGCAAAGAATCCTCTACAAACGCAGATAAACATTGATCACACAGAAAAGAAGCCATACTATAGATGATAGTCGTTACTTTCTTGTATTGAAAGAACCAATAACAAGTTTTTCTTTCTTTTCTTTAGGGATACGCTCCGCAAACCAGTCCATAGTATAAGGAGCGGGAGAATAACTAGGCGCATACTCAGGAAGCCACACATGCTTCAACATTTGATTAGTGATAGCCAAAGACATAACACGGTCGTCATGAGGAGAACCATGCATCTTGCCATTATCCTCACGAATAAAAGTACGCAACTCAGCCACAGTTTTAGAACACGTCAAACCAAGTTCACCATCACGCAACGCCTTAGCTAGTTCATCAATAGCAAGAGGCTTAGAAGCAGATGTAGTGCGCCAACCAAGAATCTCAGTAACCTGAGGATTACGACTAGCAAGCCTACGCTGCCTGTATATGTTTCTATACCCAGTACGTTGTAAAGCTTTTAATGTTGTTAAGCCGTGGTTGTTGTTCTCAACACCAATTAAAGCACCATTATACCAGTCACCCAAATCCATGAGAACATCAGAACCAAACAAGTCAGGATCCACATGTCCATGCCACATCGCCACAACGTTACCGTTGGTGGCATCAATAACATGAGCAACACTATAGTCACCATAAGATAAACCTTCAGCGACGTCAGCACCTATACAGTACACACCTTCAGCTTCTGGGGGTACCCATACAGACAATGGACCACCATCACGCCTAAACTCAAGGTGTTTATCTAAATACAAATGCCCACGGTCGGGTTCAACAAGTTCCAAAGCTCTAAGAACATCAAGGTCAAATACAGGACGACCAGAACGAACAAAAGCCTCATCAGAATCGCTAGGGTATTCCTGTGCAAGCTGCCAATCAGGCAGTTGTGCCTTCTTTACCTCGTACCATGCCTCATCACGATCGCCCGCCGACCACGGAAAAAAAATACCCTTAAAATCATTCGTTCCATTCTGGGACCCAACCCAAAGGCGATGAAATATATTCCCCTCACCTTTAGCGGTGGATAGACATACGATACGACCACCCACATCGGCAATAGGTTCAATAGACGCCCAGGCTTCCTCAGAGTTCGGAAGAAACGCCATCTCATCAATAAAGACACGATACACGGATTCACCACGAGCAGGGTCATTACCACTAGGAAGAGACTCAAGAGCAGATTCATTAGCAAACACCATTTTCAGTTGATTCTCGGAAGCCAAACCAGGCCCCCGTTGTTTAATCCAATCAGGAAGCATCTTATAACCATACTTAGATTTTTGAAGCAACTTAGCAGCCTCACGTTCAGTACGGCTAAGCATAACCTCAAAACGGTCAGGCCAAAAGAACACCTCCCAAAAAGCAAAAGCCGCAGCCAAAGTAGAAAAGCCAATCTGACGAGCCTTCAATACGATACTATTACGATTAGCTATCCAAGCATAAACAGTCTCTGTCTGTGCCTCACGCATCTCAAATAAAATACGCCCACGCTCAGGATGTCTAATAAACCAATACGTAGAACAGAAATGCTCAAAAGCATCAGCCAAATCAGAAGGGGACGCATCATCAGGTCCTTTGCATAAACGCCACTCACGTTCCTGCAGTAATTCATTTAATTCCAAAAGTCATCCTCATCAAGACGAAAATGTGGTTTCTCACCACTATCACAATATGGGCAACCAACCCAACTCATAGGGTACTCCTCGCCACAGCGGTCGCACTCCTCCAAATCCATTACACTACACGAAGAGTACGAGACTCCTTCTCCCTAGATGCCATAGCAGCAATCAACTCATCTAACTCAGCATCAGACAACTCAGAAGTCTTACGATCAGTACGCATCTCAATCGTAGGCGGAGCCATACGATTAGTAGCCTGCAGATAGAGCTGAGCGGACTTTGTATCGCCTTCAATAGCTTTAGCATACAATACGTCCAGAACACCCTGTGTGCGCTCAGGAGAGCCCTGGATATCATCTACACGTGTTTGCCACTGTTCACGAAACGCAGGTTTTTTCTCCCAACGTCGCAACGTCTTAACATCAACATCCAATTCAACAGCCATACGCATCTTAGAATTAGGTATACGTTCCATTGGGGGCGTGCACAGCCAATCTAAATAACGCTGCTGCGTAGGCGTAAGAATAAGTTCTTCTCTCATACTTTATACGTCATAATCGTAACCTAAAAGTGAGAATGGTTCTCAGGTTACGATGGGGGGGACTATAGGGGGGGAAACAAGAAAACCACCTAAGGGTGGTTGTAACCCGTTAGCATATACATCGGGGCGAGCATAAGCGTAGCCCCGTACCAGAAAAGGAACCATGAAGAAGCCAGTTAAAAAAGCAAATACAAAAATCAATAAGGTTATGCATGAGTTTAAAACCCACACTCTTCATTCTGGAAAGGGTGGTCCCGTAGTGACCAGCCGTAAGCAAGCCATCGCTATTGCATTGTCCGAACAATCACAAGCGAACAAGCGTAAGAAAAAGAAATAATGGCTGACACAAAAGATATGGCAGCCAACGGCTGTCCAATAGCAACACAAGACATAACCGTCAACATTAAAAACCGTCAAACAGCTATTGACAATGCTAACTATGGTCCAATGATACCAGCAGAACCAAACAATGGATTCTGGAAAAAGAAATCTGAAATATTTCATGTTACACCAGCAGAAGCAAAAAAGGCACGCTGCAAAAACTGTGCAGCATTTGTACGCACACCAGAAATGCTTGATTGCATAGCAACAGCATTAGGCACAGAAGGATTTGAAGAAGGATGGGGAACCATCCATCAAGCCAAACTAGGATTCTGCAATATCTTTGACTTTAAATGCGCAGGAGAACGAACCTGTGATGCTTGGGTAACGAATGGACCAATCACCAAACCATCATGATGCTAGACAACATCCCAGAGTGGACCGAACTGCGAATCAAATGGAAAGACGCATACAGCCCATCATCAGGTTGGCACGACACAAACGACTATGAACCTAAAGAGTCCACAGCCACCACACTTGGACGATACTGGAAAGACTGCCAAGAAGGATACCTAACTTTAGTAGGCACAATCTTTGAATCAGAACTACCAAACCCAGAATGCGTAGGAGACATTAACCACGTTCCTCTTGGATGGATCACATCCATAGAAATACTAGGACAACAACATAGCAACTAAACCGTCCCCCACAGTCACGCTTCTGCACAGTTAGCCCTATCCAAACCCCACAAAAACCATATCACATATAGCAAACACAACCAGAGTCCCTATGAAAACAAAGGGGGCCCCTATTTTGCATCCCCCAAAACCCCAATCTATAAAAAACTGTAGCTCTCGCCCTGCGTAAGAGGAGTCCCTTTTAACCGATGGCGGCAGGGGGCCCGTACCCTGGGGGTCTGTTCGTCTGTATCCGTGAGCCTTCTAGCACATACATAACAATGCGGATAATGGGCGCAGAAACATACTATGTAGGGCACAATGCCTGACACCTATCCAGTCTAGGAACTGGGTGGGGCTATCAGATACATACATACAAAATCTTTACACCTGTAAAGAACTCTCAAAGGAGAATCCAATTACTACTACAACAGACAAGCGTTCTACACGCAAGACCACCAACTTTGTTTCACTTGTGAAGGGGGTGAATGTAGCGGAGTTGTCACGAGTAACGGCGTGGCACGCTATCTATCTTGATAGTAAAGACTTCAAGAATATTGCTGAGTACGCAAGGCTCGCTGTGCGTGAGTCACGAGGCAAGAATATTGACATCTGGAAAGAGTCCACGATTGCTCAGCAAATCTCTACGATTGCTTGGGCGGTTGAGAATCTTCTCGGCGGTCCGAAAGAGTGGAAGTCAATGGGTCATATCAAAGCGTCTAAGGCTAAGCCGAAGATGACTGTGAAGGACACTACGAACTACAAGGTTCGCACTATTTCAGGTGCTGACCTTGTGAAAGAGTTGGTTGCTAACGGTGTTGAGCGTAAGACTGCGCTCATCATTGCAAAGAACATGCGGTTCGCATAATTCTTTACACCTGTAAAGTATCTACCCTATGAAACGCCGTGAGGCGTACAGCACCTGTGAGTGTTGCTGACGATTAGTTAGATAAACAAAGGAGACAGTGATGTCTAATGAAGAAAGCCCGCAGTTGTATGCGGAAAAAATGCTTGCAATCACTTGTGAGCGTTTGCTTGATGTTGAGTTTGGTTCTTGGTTACACATGAAACTTACTGATGCCAAGGCTCATTACATTCTTATGCTGGAAAACATAATGCTTGATAGTTGAGTGAGTGTCCACGGGTTTCGGCTCGTGGGCATGACTCTCCACTAATGGGGACAAAACAGAAAGGGTAACATCATGTTGCCAGTAGAAACACAAGAGAACATCATTGCTGAGTGGGAGTCATTTATTGACTTGCTCATTCCCGTGATTGACTCACCAGAAGAAAACACAGAATCGTTTGATGATGAGGCTGACTACGCACAGTAGTCTCTAATCATGAAACACTTTATCCAACACTTCATGTTCTGCGTAGCAGTACATATCATATTCCACCTAACAGAAAGTATCATACTACGATGAACAAGCGTTTACGCTTCACCCTATTCTTTACACCTGTAAAGATGCGACTACGAAATCACACTATGTGGTTCCTTGAACAATGTTTACACAAGTTAGACATTGATCGTTATTCAGATGAGCAACCTATTCGTTTGAGAGATTTCCTTTCAGACTATGAACTGTTTTCTTTTGAGGAGGATGACTATGACTACTGATAATTACGAGCATTACTTTATGGTGCGAGCCACAATCACTGATGGTGTTGTGTCTTTCGCACTAGATAGTTCTGTGAATGTTCCGTACAACAAACCAATATGGAATGATGACATGGGTTCATGGCATAAAATTATTGACACCCCATTAGATGTACAGCAAGATGACGAGATGGCTTATGCTTTATTGTTTGACCGCTTACTTAGCAAATACAAGCCTGACGGCATAAGCAACCTACCTACATATCTAGGAGATAAATAAAATGGATAACGGCGCACTAACACAACAAATATCAGAGGAACTAACTAGGTTGGTTACTTTGTATTGCACACTTAGGGATAGGTGGAACAACACTAGACATCAGGAAAGTTTGGCGTACAAGGCGTTGGCTGACTTGAAAGAAATGCAAAACAGTATTTACTATTACGATGGTAGGACTGATTTCTTTGCTAACATTGAGGAGGCAACTAATCAAGCAGTTGTTTACAATGTGTCACGCAAAGATACACTTCAGGAAACCATGCAGAGTGTTGTCATGATGTATGATGCTGTTCTACATGGCTTGGGTGTTGATTTGTCAACAAACGAATTCTGGTCACTTGAAGATGACGAGATGCTACAACAAACAGTTGGAGACGACTGGCTTACAATACAATTAGGAGATAAATAATGAAATCACAGAACACATCATCACGCAAACAGTACGACAACGACCTCGCTCGTTGCGTAGAACGAGCACGCAAGGGAGGTGTCAAGCCTAAGTATTGGCAAGCAGTGAATACTGTTACTGAGCGTTTGACTTATGTTGATGAAGATGACTTGCTTGAGTTTGAGCGTGAGAACAATGTAGGTTTGATGTGGCGTATCTCTCCTATCTTTGACCGCACGCTGTGCGACATCAATGGAAATGTCTACCACAAACCCCAGTAATCATTGACGATTTGACTACTGTAAATATTCTATCCACCAACAATCTTTACACCTGTAAAGATTTACAAGTAAAAATACAACACCCTAGGAGGGTACAATGACAACACAAGAAACAACAACAGAGCCACCAAGCAACTTAGCCCAGTGCTGTATCTGCGAGGACGACCATCTAATATCAGCATTAGTTATTCGTCTTGACGAGAACACATCATACTGGCGACGCCAAGACATCTATGAAGCATTAGCAACAGGTAACGCTAAATACTTTTGTTCAGATTGCGACGACGAATACACATACTGTAGCGACTGCCAATCGTATGTAGAGCGTGACACCATGATGGACATTGGTTGGGACGAGATGCGATGCGAATCGTGTTACGACCAGTACGGTGCTTGTGAATACTGTGACGGTGTTTATCATATTGACAACGGACCTGAATGTTCATGTGAAGATGAACAACAAGAAGGTTCACGACTCATTCATGACTACAGTTTCCGTCCTGACCCTATCTTTCATGGTATGCGTACTGATGTTCTAACCAAGGACAGCAAGATGTTTGTCACCATGCGAGAGCCACGACGCATCAGCGTTACTGGTTTTGAGTTGGAAATGGAAGCAGACGGTTGCGACATCAACGAGGGTGCTGAACTTGCTACAGAAATCTTTGGTGACTCTTGTTATCTCAAGCATGACGGTTCTCTTAGCAATGGGTTTGAGGTTGTATCTCACCCCATGACTAAGGAGTACATACAAAATGTATTACCACTCGCACGATTGCGTGAGTTGTCTGACATTGGTATGCGTTCTGCTACTACAAGAACCTGTGGGCTTCATGTTCACATCAACAAGGGATTCTTTGAGGAGAGGTCATCATCTTTGTATCGTTTCATGTCTATGTTTTATCGCAACACCGAGGAATGGAAAACACTTGCTGGTCGTAGCCGTTCAACATACGCACAATGGGATGACTTTGAGGCTACGCAAATGTTGCGTTACGCCAAGGGCTTGCGCCCTGGCTCACCAAGACAATGCAACAACGACAGATATGTTGCGCTTAACTTACAGCCACGCCACACATTAGAGTTGCGTTTCTTTAAGGGTACGCTCAACCCCAAAACTATTCAAGCACGACTGGAAGCAGTACACGCAGTAGCGGAGTACAGCATCAGTCAAATGTACAACATCAAAATTAAAGAGAGTCATGACTGGGATCGTTTCCGTCAATGGACAAAACAAAACGGCTACGAAGCATTTGACGCTTACGCCACAGCGAAAGGAATATAAGAATGTGTCTATTGACATTCATGCAGGAGTACACAACAGCGGACACGGATGAGTTGGCTATTGGTGCTGTAAACAATCCTGACGGGTTTGGTTACGCTGTTCATGCTGGTACACATATTGTGAAAGGTAGTGGGCTCAACTTTGATGCCGTGTTGGATAACTTCCTCAAGACACGAGCAATTCATTCTGGTCCTGCTTTGTTTCACTCCAGAATTACCACACACGGTGGTACTAACATTAACAACTGTCACCCGTTTCAGATTGGCAAGGACATTAACACGGTTGTAGCACACAACGGCATGTTGCCGATTGCGGCTCGCAACGGTATGAGTGACACGCACATCTTTGCTAAGGAACTATTCCCTAGTTGGGGTGGTGCATCAACACTTAACAGTAAGAAAACACGCAAGAAATTATCTAAGTTCGCTGACGGTTCTAAACTTGTTTTCCTATCTGCTAATCCTGATGTTCAAGATGACTATTACATCATCAACGAGAACGATGGGCATTGGGTTGATGGTGTGTGGTGGTCAAACAATAGTTACAAGTACGACCGTTACAGTTACTCAGGGTCTGGCATGTACACTACTGGCTGGTCATCTACTAGTAAAACACCAAAAGATTACACTCCGACAACATACGACAACGACATGTGGGACAACCAGTCTTTACTTGTTGAGGATTGTACATACATTGACAATGACGGTAATGAGGTGTGGGGTGAACTATGGCGTTGTGCCAATTGTGACCACATTGAGTACATCAACGAGCAGAATGTAAACTATGCTGACCTGTGTTCACAATGCGACTGCTGTTGGTTCTGTTCAGAGCCACGCATGTTGTGTAGATGCATGGGTGCGCAGTCTGACATTGTTGACGACTATCGTGAGTCCCAACTGTATGTGCCGTCACACACTAAAGGCAACTACGACTCTACTAACGATTGGTTCTTCTAGGAGGGAACAATGAGAAATAAACATAAAGACATCTATGCTTACGCTGAACAAATGGCTGAGCAATGGAAATCAAAAAACAAGTACAGCGAATACGATGATGTGTGGGATACATACAACATGAAAGATATCAACCCTATGAACAGGGAAGATGTTAATCTTTGGGTAGACGACAATCGTATCAGCGTTACGGCATATCCACTTGTCTATGACGACGGCAACAACCTAGTCATTGACACAGACAAAATGTACTGCGTGTATTACTGCTCGTGGTATCCAAAACAAAAAAGAAACCTACTTAGGAGAAACAAATGAAATCATATCAAATCAGCATGACAATAGAATTAACTATTGACTCGTCAGACACCGACATTACAGAATGGGAAATAGAACGGCACGCACTAGCCCTTATTCGTGACGGTGTACGAACACAAGCAGACAAGTTCAGCACAGAAAACGAGGACTTATTCTGTAGTGGTCGTGTACGCACGATACAAACAACAGTATCGGAAGGTTTGGGTAACATTAATTATGTGAATACAGATCCATTAACAATGCACAACGCAATGTCTATGTGGAACAACATGGCTAGAGATGTTAATGTGTTTGACGCAGACTGGGAAATTGTTAAAACACACAAAGAGTTAATGCACAAATCAGAATATAACGACTCTGTGTGGTCTTTGCCAGAACTAGACCGTGAAACATTTAAAATGATGTGGCGTGAACTTGCTGACGAGTACAGAGAACGCTCAACCAAACTGCTTTGGTCAAGCCTTAGGTCTAGTGTGTGTACTTACTTGTCTGGTCGTGTGGAGGACAACCTGTATACGCTACCTGAATCCGTTGCGCCTGAACCCTTTTAGAAACTTTACACCTGTAAAGATATCCACAATGCAACAAAATAGGTAACGACATGGAACTAACCATAAACACACAACTCACCATTGACGAACTACGAGCAACCATTAAATCTCTCAGTATCGGCTGTGACCAAGTAGCCAAGAAAGTTGGCAGAGTATCATCCACCAAATGGCAAGACGGCGTATCAGAGGAGTACGCTCTACTAATGACATCAAAGCATAAACTGGAACTTGCCTTAATTCAGTTTATGAAGGAGACCAATCATGAACAAATCTACTATACTTAAAATCATTTTAGTATTAACCCTCATGCTAGCCTTCTGGCTATCGGACAACAAGCCAGCATCGGCTTCACCCATAACAACAGTAAAGAAAGAATTTGTATATGTTTTTATCACATCTACCACACAAGCACCACAAGTCCACACCCAAGCAGTACAAACACGAAACAGTAGTAAGTGGGATATATCGTGGCTGGCTACACTCAAACGACCCCACAACAAATACTGGGACAAGGTCGCTCAATGCGAAACTAAGAGCAATTGGAAAGACCGTGGCAAATTCGCTGGTGGTCTCGGTATTTTTCTTCAGACATGGCGGGGGTTCGGTGGACAAGAGTTTGCACCCAAGCAATGGCTCGCAACACGACTAGAACAAATCACTGTTGCGAACAGGATTGCGTTGCATGGATGGTTGGCTCCTAATGGCTACTTTCAACAGCCAGTTGGATTTAACGGCTGGGGCTGCATCAAAAACAACGACTATCTCAAACCACCCGTCCCAGCGCCTTGGACGGCGTGGGACAAGGTGGTCGCCAAGTCCCATCAGAGACGCTGAGAAGCGTTCTAAGCCACGAAAGGTGGTAATCAGCCATGAACTACTGGCAGTGCCCTAAATGCACCCACTGGATAGGTACAGACCTAGCCTTATTCAAGCCACCAACTCACTGGCATGAGCGAGGAAAGAAAGCCGTTGAGATGGAGCCCGTTGACAAGAAGCCCAAGCCTAATGCTAGGCTGTGAGCCTGGGGGGAACCAACGGAGGGGGGAAGTACCCGACCACGCAGGTGAGCCACCTTAGGGGTGGCGCACCACGAGACATGAATAACAAATACATGACAGGAGAACATGACCTTATCACCCGAGGGTTGCGATGTCATATCGCACGACCCTTTATGCTTATGTGACGTAAACATCACAGCCCCAGTATCCCCAAAGTATCTAGCGATACCACACGAAATGTTGAACGGTGAAGCACTCTCTTACTTTGGCAAATGGGATGGCACAATACCACACTGGTGTGAACTGGTAAACAAAGCGACACCACCAATTAGATTGTTTAGGAAACATCAAGAAGCAGAGAACCTGCGAGGCAAGATGGACATTGCGCCAATGATCGAACATACCATAACACCATCACGCTTCCTACCAACGGATGTGTATGCTTATCTAGTCAGAGGAATCAGGAGAGGCATACAGCCAACACCACTGCGTCAAGAAATTATTGACGAGTTTGGCTATACGATAAACAAATCGTATGTAACCCATCTAAGAAAACGACTACAACAAAAAGGAGAACTTTAATGAGAATTGAAGAACTAGAAACCCACAGAAAAATATGGGTACGACAATCATGGCTTAACGATGTTATGATATGCCCCGAGCGTTCACGGCTTGCTGTGACGCTACCAGAATGGCGACAAGGTTCAGACGCTACACACATCGGAACCGCCGTTCACAGAGGCATTGAATACTACCTGACGGGAGGTACAGTCACGGAAGGTTACACAGTAGCAGACACAGAACTAACCCGACTTATGGATGAGGAACCTTACAAGATTAACTCAACCAATGGTCCTGCACACATGCGTGAGTATGTTCAAAAACTAATGGCAACATTTGAGCGTGACATAATGCCTCAAGTTGTAGAAGGTGGACAGGTTGAAGCCAAGTTTGGTGTTAAACTGTTTGACTTCCCAGACGACACTTCGTTACCTTTTGATGCACAAAAGAAAACAGAAGTCTGGCTTGGTGGCACCATGGACTACGTAGACCCGAACGGGTTGGTGTGGGACTGGAAAACAGCAGGACGTAAATATTCTCAAGGCGAGAAACAAAGACAGTCCATTCAGGCGTCAGCATATTCGTATGCCAGCGTGGAGATGGGATGGGCACCAGGGTACCCAGTAAGATTTAACTATGGCGTCATGACACGAACCAACAACAGCGTAGGACAGGTTGTTCCAATTATTAGAACAGCTAGCCACGTTGACTGGTTTAAACATCAGGTAGACTCTATAGTACAACCATTTGTTAAACTCGGACTTGATACTCCGTGGATGACAAACGACCAACATGGACTCTGTTCTGAGAAGTGGTGCACATACTGGTCGATATGCAAAGGAGCCCGCATCAGTGACTTCACAAACAACAACACACAGGAGATAGCCCAATAATGGACAACTCAAAAGCAATCATCACACAAGTAGCAGCAAAAATTGCTAGCGAACTTGCCACAAGCGACAAAGACGTAAACTCAGCAATTGCACAGTTTGCTGATGCATTTGATGCAGTAACAGAACTGCTTATGGAAGCAATCTATGGTGGTGCACAAGCAACACCAGAAGCAATGGTAGCCAAGGCATTCCCACAAGCAACAACCACAGGCTTTACAGTCAGCATCAAGAACGACCAGCAGGGTCCAATCCCAGAGTGGCTTGTATCTTCATGTCAGCGTGACGGTGTTACAGAAGTGTACGACAATCGTGCAGACCTTGCAGCCAACCCAAAGCGTCCTTGGTTCAAAGCAGTGAACGACAAGGAAAAAGCTTACTGGCCACCAAAGGGAGCGTAATTGAGACTCTCGCTTGATCAAATACAGGCGGGGTGGAATGAAGTTGAGGCAGGGGGAACTACGCCCCCTGCTTCTTCTATTCCTAAAGAGTACCGCCATTACGTACCACTCACAGAAGCAGCACACTCGTATGTGCGCTGGGCACAATCACCACAAGACAGAGTTTATTTAGGCATAGAGCCACTAGATGCTGAGATGCGTGGCATAGCCCCAGGAGAACTAGCAATGATGCTCGGATACAGCCACGGTGGTAAAACTCTGGTTCTGTTACATGCATTACGCAACAACAGAGACAAGAAGATAGCGTTGTTTATCCCCGATGAACCCAAGACACTAGTGTTAACTAAACTGACATGCATGCATCACAACATTGATGCACGTCAACTAGAGATGCGTGTCGCTAACGACGACAAAGAAGCCATTGACCTACTGCGCCAAACAGCAGAGGAGGACTTCCCCAATCTTGCAGTCTTTGACCAACCACTAATACCAGCAGACATGGAACGAGCATACAACGAAGTGTGTGATGTGTGGGGCGACAAGCCCGACCTCGCAGTAGTTGACTACCTTGAACTTGTAGAAGCAGGAGAACAAGTACCCGAGAAAGCAGGATTCTTAAAAGGATTCGGTAGACGACACGACATCCCAATGTTAGTGCTACACCAAACTTCACGAACCTCAGGAGCAGATGGACGCAAACTAACCATCTCCTCAGGTGCCTACGGTGGAGAACAACAAGCAACATCGATCATTGGTGTACGCCGAAAGAAGATGGAAATCGGAGCAGAAATAAACGACCTAAGAGAACGCCTAGATAGAAACCACACAGAGAAAGCACAAGAGCGTTTAGAGATGCTCATGTATGACCAGAAAGTACACGAGTACACAATCACTCTGTCTCTGCTAAAAAACAAACGACCAGCAGGAATGCTAGTTGACGATGTGGACTTTGAGATAGATGTTAAAACAGGACGACTATGGGAACTCAAGAACGGAGAACTACCCGACCAGTATTTAAGGAGCGCACAATGGAGTCAAGCGGAACTACCATCAGCCCAGCCATTCTAGAATCGTTTACAAAACTATTCAGAGGCAGAGGCGATGTATACGGTTCATGGGGTGGTGGATGCGTCAAGCAGCCACTAACACAAGACAAGTTCCTAGAACACCTACAAGGTGACGAACTCATCGGTGTGTACCCACTGCTGCCATTCAAAGCCAGCTGGTATTGTGTGTGGGGATGTTCAGACATTGACGTAGACGACCTAGATGCAGCACGTAACTTGCAGATGTCTTTCGCCGTTAAAGGAATAACATCATGGGTTGAACGAACACGCAAAGGATATCACATCTGGGTGTTCGCAGACTCACTAGTGCCAGCCGCAACAATGCGGCGAGCATTCCTGGCAGCCCACCAAGCAATCAACTACCCAGCCAAGGAAGTAAACCCCAAGCAGGAAACAGCAGGAACAGGATACGGCAACTATGTACGCCTACCTTACCCTAATGCCCGCAAGGAAACACCAGCCGAACGCTACATTCTAGACAACGATGAAAACATTATGTCACTAACACAGTTCCTAGAAGAAGCCAACGCCAACCTAGCCACCGAACAACAGCTAAACACTCTAGCAAGCCTGTGGAGACCACCACAGCGAGTACACATAACAAACACGGACGACAATGCAGACATTAAACAAATCCTGCGCAAAGTCGGAGCTATACCATACATCATGTGGAGAGACGGACCAATAGAAGGAAACGACCGTTCCTCCACCTTGTTCCGACTTGCTTGTAAAATGCGTGACGCAAACATACCACCCAACGAAGCGTTGGTGGTTGTGCGTTCAGCAGATGCACGATGGGGTAAGTTCCAAGACCGAGCAGATGGTGAATCAGAACTAATCAAACTAATAGAAAGATCATACGTAATTACAATGGGAACACCATGACAGAACCAATCAACCACAAACAAACCATCCCCGTCAAGCCAAAAGTTAAACAACGCCCACGGCTTGGCAGGCGAGGCAGAGTATTCACCCCAGAACAGACCCTTGTATTTGAAAGATACATTGGTTCATCATGGCATGGACCATGTGCTGACACACCAGTCAGCATGGTGATAGGCTTATACAAAGACAAGGTAACTATTACAGTTAAAACGCTAGATGGACCAGCGAGTAAACTGCGAGGAGATATCGACAACTATGCCAAATCAATCCTGGACGGATTGAACGGCATTGCATACACTGACGATAAACTCGTCCAACGACTACTGGTAACAAAACATGAGTAACGCATTCCACCAATCACCATTCCACGTACGCTTCGGCGCAATGGGAGACGTCGCAGAGAAAGTATTTGAAGATATATTTCCCGCACACCACCGACTAGGACTGAACCGACCCAACCTGCACACACAATCACTGCCGTACATCATGCGGTTCCTGCCAGATTTCCTCACGGTTGACGGCATGATTGAAGTCATGGGCGTAGGTCGTGACAAAACATTAAAGTTCAAGATAGAAAAAATGAACGCACTTGCCCGTTGGCAACAAATGGCTCCCGTACATTTGTTTGTTTACGACTCCTCAAAAAAACGATGGTGGATATCACCTCTAGAAGCATGGCAAGAAGCCTGCATCTCCAAGGGCACAATCGATCATTTTGATGACAACAAGAAAGCATATGTTAAACTGTTAGTAGATGACTTCCCATCTGAACCAACGAAATACGATGCCAACGCTTATGCAGTACACAGACAGCCCTAATAATCACGACACTGAAAACTACCGTAGTCAAATTATGTCTACTAGTTACAGGGTTCCCGAAAACGAATACCAAGCGTTAATGGAAACCATGCCATACGAAGAACCCTACGAACCTCAAGAGGGACTCATGGAACTACGTGACGCAGTAATGATGCATGTAGAGCAACTTCTGCCACGTGAACAATGGATTGTGAACGCCCTCATGAACGAGGGACGTTCACTCCAGTCTATAGCGGACGAACTATCAATAACTAAAACACATGTTTGGCGTTTACGAAACCAAGCATTCAAGAAACTCAAGGAAACAATGAGCAACGACACAACAATCAGAAAATCAGTACGAGTAGCAACGACATGGGATCAGTCAGCCATGCAGTGGCTGTCATATCTATCACACATTGAGCCAGACATGTACGTCCTAGCAGGGGCAGACATACCATCACTACGTACGTGGATTGTAGCATTAATAGTAGGAGAAAAAACTGTGTTCCCAGGAAAGAACACAGAAAAGATATTTGAGACCATGGCTGTATCTGCTATTAACGAACTCAAAACAATTGAATCATGGGACTTAGAAACAGTGTTTCAAACACTATGCAGTAAACAATATGATTACGGTCACGAAAATATAAACAAGTTCGGGCTGTACGGTATCATCGTACGCCTGTCAGACAAAGTAGAACGGTATGCAAACCTCAAAAACAAATATGCAAAAAACGAATCAGTATTTGACACGCTTCTCGATATCGTAGGATATTGTGTAGTAGCCCTAATGTTGATTGACCAAACATTCAACCTTCAGTTAGGAGAAGATTATGACAGAACACCAGGACATAGCTAATACAGAACAGAAAGACCCAGTAGATGTGTACTGGATTGTTGCAAATATCTTTGCAATCATTCATTACCTTGAAGATAGGTTTGGAGTTCCAGCAGTAGAGTCAATCGTAGAAATAGCAACCAAGATTGAAGATTCAATGCGTATGGAGCAGCAAGAACCAGAATGAAAGCAACGCAGTTCACGGTCGCATTCCATATTGCGGTGAGCGTCCAAGAACTGCAAACCATTCTAGCCAAGCATTACGGTGTTCAAAATACCGAACTTGGTTTAGGAGTGTTTGTAAATGGATTGCCTCACGATTGGATAGTGATTAAAAATGACAGATCAAAATGACTGGATTAAAAACTTCTTACCAGAAGAAGATATTAATCAAATAGAAGCAAAAGCTGAACGCATCATAAACCAAGACTCAGAGTATTACGAGATGAGTGTTATGATGACACAAGCAGATATGCTAGATGCTGTACGTGCAGGCTACGGAATGCGCATGGGAGACCCCACATCATGGATGATAGGAACAAGCGTTCTGATGTCCTTGCTAGGAACTATGGAGTACGCACTGAAGCGTGACAATATAGATATTTGGGAAGAGTAATTACTTAATACGTTCTGAAATCTTGCGTGAGTCTCCCCAAGATTCACGTGAGGTTTCAATATGTATCCACTTAGCCCACGGCTGACCAAATCCTGTAGGATCTGGTTGGGCATGCTTCCAGCCAATACCAACAATCCACAGACAACAACCAACGTAGTCTTGTACAACTTGGACGCCCAGTACTTCATGATTCAGTACTAGCCAATCCATAACTTCTTTACCCTCCTCACGGGTGTCGTAGCGCCAATCAAGAGCCGCTCCAAACGAATGAGTAGAAGGAACGGTGCCACCACGAACTGGGCGCTTCACAAAAATCCCCAGGTTAGTACCACCCCAACGCTTCGCCAGATAGCGATTCAACACCTCAAGGTTTGGTGATGCAACACGAAACTTCACATAGTCAAGTTTCGATGGTTTCTGCCAATTGTAGTACTTCATATTATTTCGCTTTCTGAATGTTTGCCTGCTGTGCAGCAAGTGCCTGTAGTTGTTGCATTTTACCAAAGTTCATGCCACTAATTTGTGCTGGAGTAGCAGTAGCAACTGGTAAACCAATATACGAATTAAATCCCTTAGAATTAATACGTTCTGCTTGCCCAAGGAATGGAACCATACCCTCAACTGCTGCAATAGACTTAGAAGTAGCAACAGCATTACCAGCAGAATCATACTTAACTTGACCAGCAGCCTGCAACAAAGGTAACAACAAAGCTCTAGCACCATCAAGTTTAACAAACGTCTTATCATAAGGCCTGCCCGTGTATGTATTTGCGTTTGTCATCATTTCAATAGGAACACGAATACCAGGGTTTAAATAACCCAACAGCTTACGAGGATCAGTAATTTGATCAATTTGATCATTCACTTTACTAAAAGGTAAATCAGGATTTATGTATTTGTTATTGCCAAGATTAATAGCATTCTTTAAATAATCTGGTGTTTGAGAACTATCCTGTCCAGCATTAATGTTATTAACAACACGCTGATACATTAAATATGGTTTAGGGTTTGCCCAACGATTAACAACCTGCAAAGGCAGGTTGTGGCTCATCCACATCCAAAATGGAACTATATCTTTCATTGCTTCATCCAATAATGATTTCTGAGAATAATCAATCAAGTAACGCTTAGTTCTGTTAAATGCATGGTCAACATTAAAACCTTTTTTAAGTGAATCATAAGCCAACATAAAATGGGCAGAACTTTCAAGTTTGCCACCAACTTTTTGTGAAGCATTCAAAGCCCTATTGCTTGTAAGTTTATTTCCTTCATGCATAAAACCCTGAAGTGCGTCTTGTGTTTTGCCTCCAGCCATTCCTAACATAATAGAACCACTATTATGACCAAGTTCTTTATCTGCATCACTTAAAAGTTTAACAAAAGATTCAAGGTTTCCACCTTGTGAAAAATGATTATCCATTATACGCCACAGTTTAAAACCTTCACGCATATTAGATATATCAGCACCAGCAGCAAACATTGAAAAGATATTGCTGATTTCGTTACGGATATGAAATCCAGGACTAAGAGTAGCATATGCTTTAAAGAACCCAGTATATCCACTCATAAATTTACCAAGATCCATAGCAACACCAGGCTTATTAATTCGTGCAATGCCATTCAACAAATCAACAGCTTCACTATTTCCATACAAACTTGGAAAACGACGTGCATCAACAAGTTTCTTATCTGTTAACATACCATTTTCTTTAGCAATTTTTAAATAACCATCAGACATTGGAGTAACAACTCTATTAATCCATTCGGGCGTAGAAGCACCAGCCAAAGCAAGTAACTCTTGTGAATGTGTAAGTTCCAAATCAATAAGATGAGCATCAGCAATACCTGCAGCAGCCCAAGCTTTAAATACAGGGTTTTGAGGATCATTGCCAAGTTTTTCAAATACATGGAAGTTATCAACAGACCAATCACGGTATGTTTGTAAAACATTACCAATACGTTCAGGACTTAACTTAACTCCCTTTGTCTTGGAAAGTGATTTCATAACATCAACAGCATCCTTAGGTGGAAGTGTACGAACAAGTACACCAATCTCATCAAGTTGTGATTTCAAAGCAGCAGCAAGTTCACGTTCATTATTAACAGCAGTCATAAATTCTGCAGCACCACCAGAAGTGATTTCAATCTTAGTACGAATGCCTTCACGAGCATTAGTTGCAGCATCAATAACATCCTGAACAGCTTGTGTTCTGTTTAGTTTTGCTTTATAAATACCTTCCGCTTGTTTCATTGCCTCAACACGAGGACTAGGAAGTTTCTCACCACGAGGACCAACACGAGGAGTGTTCCACTCAGCCAACTTAGCTTTAGCCTGCTGTGTCTGCGTCCAAGCTTGATTACGTGCACCCTCAGCAGAAACACGAGCATCAGCAGCCTGTGCCAAAACAGTATTTTCAGCACCAGAAGCAGGAACAATAACAGGACCACTAGGAGTAGCCTGTTGAACAATAGAATCAGAATACTGTTTAGCCTCAAAAGGAGTGGTAGGTTGAGGAAGTGGATTACCCATAGCATCTACAGGAGCGGATCCAGTAGTAACAGCCAATCTATCAGAAGCTTGCTGTGCAGCTTCTTGAACAGATTTCTGTGCTTCAACAACAGCATGACCAGCAGTAGCACTATCAGCAACAGCACGATTAGCTTGTGCAGTCAACTCTTGTTGATGAGCAAGCATAGAGTCAGTTCTACTAGTCATATCTTGATACATGCGAACAAAGACATCTTTTTCTTTAACAGAAAGTTTATCTAAATACTTAAACTCTGGAGTTTCAGCCCACGCTTTAGCAATTGCTGCTTGACGACGAGTAGCTTCTTTAGCAGAAGCACCATACCGTGGATTCTTATCAAAATAATCAAAAATGTTTCTACCTGGACTAACACGACTAACAATATTAGCTTGAGTTGGGTGTTCAAACTTAGCAAATTGTGACAAACCAGCCTGATCAAAAACAGCACCATTTGTTTTAGAACCATTAACCAAAATACGCATCTTCTCAAGAGCCATAGCTTGCGTAGAAGCAAGAGCGGATTCTCTATCAATAGTAAACCCAACAATGTCTTTATTTAAACCAACAAGTTTACTTTCAATAGAAGCAATCTCCTGTTGTAAAGCAGATACATCAGTAGCAGATAACTTTAAAGTATACGTACGAGCAAGTGTATCCTGATACTGCTGTTTAAGAACACTTAACTTTTCAATTTGACTCTTAGTATCACGAATAGCAGCATCAGCATTTTCACGTAAAACCTGATTACGAACACGACCACCAGGACCATGATACAACGATCTGTGTTCAGCCTCAGAAAAAGTAAGAACTTCTCCATTTTTTAAAGTTACAACACGTCCTTGAGGGTCAATAAAACCATGACGATAAGCAGGAAGTTGATGACCAGCCAAAGCATCAATAGCATTAACCATTTCCTGATCAGCTTTAGCTTTTGAATGCATAGTACTTTCAATCATGGCATTATATTCATCAAGACTCTTCTTAGCTTGATCAGCATAAGGACGATCAACAACACCAGGTTTTGTGCGTTGACCTTGACCAGTTAAAGGATTAGCTTTGCGTGTAACAACTGGTTCAGGAGCTGGTCGTGCCATTTCAGTCTTTACAATATCATAAAAATCAGATTCACCCTTAGATAGATTAGGAATAGCAGTTCTTGCTTTACTTGTATCAGCAACGGCTTTTTTTGCAGAAGCAAGTTCAGATTTTAACTTAGCAATACTAGCGGTTTCACCATCTGTTAAAGGACGCTTTCCCTTGTATTTGCCAGAAGCAATCCATGCTTCATTCTTTGCTGTAATAGAATCCTGAAGTTCCTTACTTTTTCCAACAACATCATCAAGTTTAGACTGTGCAGCAGAAACTGCACTGTCAGCAGATTCAATAGCAGAAATACGTGGTTTAATAGCATCAAGTTTAGCAACAAAATTATCTGGAACTTTAACACCAGCAGCAAGTAAATCAGCTTCAGATTTATAAGTAGCAGCAGTAGCTTTTGCAGATTTTAATCTGTCAACAATAACACCAGCAGAACCAGTGGCGGATTCTTTAACGGCAATACGTTCAGCTAGAGTATCTGCTTCTTTTTGAAGCATATACGCATAAAAGGTTGGTGTACGTTGAACAGCAGAAGGATCATTAAAAAATTCTGCAATATTCATATCTGGAGAAAGCATGCGTTTAAAACGTATACGAGCTTCTTGAAGATTCTTTATCTTAACATCCAAAACATTATGTCCACTGACAACACGAGTAGAAAATTCACTACCAGATTCGCCAACACGACCACTAACCATGCTGCTTTTTGCCTGAACAGCAGATACACCAATCTGATCTTCAAACCAGCGTTTAACCATAGAAGCATCTGCAGTTTCAGACCATGCAGTCATCATGGTAGCACGAGCAGATTTTGCAGAAGATTTAGATTCAGACTTGAGAGCTGTTTTCATATTTTCTTTAGAAACCTTTTTTCCTGGGAAAGCAGATTCATACCAAGGACGAACAGTTTCTTCAAGATATTTGTTCTCAAGAGCTCTTTTTTCTTGTGGAGTTGTACCAAGCTTCATAGCATCAAGACGTCCACGACGCATTGCATAAGCATCACCAGTAGCCATATTTTTATGTCCAATAGCCGAAGCAAGTGTATCATATTCTTGAACAGATAAAGAGTTCATATGGTCAGCAAAAATTTTACCAGCAGAAACTCCAGCACCACCTTCAGAAAGTTTTGCAGCCATTTCAGCATCAAGACGTGTTAATATTCCAATCGCATTTCGAGAATCATGCAAACTTTGTTCAATAACAGGAATAAATTTATTACCAACATTCTCAGTAATTTGCGTAAACATTCTTTCAGTTGGTGCAACACCATGAACACCGAGCATTGCTGTCACAGCAGCCCAACGAGAGTTTACTTCAGAAACCATAGTATAATTAGTTAAAGCATTACCCAAAGCTTTGCGTGATGTTGTTCCATCAACAAACCAGTTAGGATTAATACGAGTTCCACCACCAGTTAACTCATTACGCATTTGTACAAGTTGTGCATATTTAGCTGAATCTTCTTTAGACAAAGCTGTAAATTTAGCTTGTTCTGCAATCGCAGCACGCTGCTCACGGCCAGCAACAGTTCCAATATCTTGTTTGTTATATCCAAGATTTTCTAGTCGTGATTTTAATCCACTAGCCTTCTTTGAACGCAGTCTTTGAATCTCATCATTAATATTTTGAATCTTTGCATGCGTATCAACAAGTTCCTTACCTGTATAAGATTTTGCACCAACACCACTACCAAACTCAAAGAACTTTTCATTAAGAAGAAGTTCTTTCTTGTAAAGAGCTTCTTCAACTTGAGAAACTAATTCACCATATGTTGCAGGAGGAGTAAACTGAGGAGCGCCTGAACTACTTAACCTATCTGCAAGATACTGCGAGTTAGGAACATTTGAACCCATTAAGTCCTCAATAGATGAACCATACGAAGCAGTAGGAGTAAAATCAGCCAACCAAGGATTAGCTTCAACATACTTATCAACAACAGACCAATCAATAGGTGAATCCAAACTCTTCAATCCAATTTCAGTAGACTTAAATTTACCAAGCCAATCAGTCATGCCTTTAGATTGTTCAGTATACAACAAAGCTCTATCATACGCTGGAGTAATCTGTGATTCAAAAAGTTTACGTGCAGTAAGACGACCACCAGCTTGCTGTTGAGAAGCAATATCTTTCAAAATAGACTGAACTTCATCAGCCTGTCTAAGTTGAGTAATTAATTCCTCTCTAACATTTTGTAAAAATCCAGGAATATTTTGCCCATATAAACGAGAATCATTAAGCAAAGCAAAAATACCCATAGAACGAACATCATTAAATGCCATTTCACCAGTAAATACTTTAGCAATATTATCATAATAAGAACTAATTGGCATTTTAGTAACAGTATCCTTAGCCAAAGGAGTAACACTAGTTAATTGCTGAAACAAACCACCATCTTTATTTACAACCCCAGTAAGATACTGTTGTAAAGATTGACCAATATCAAACTGACCACCAATAAGTTCACGAGCATGAGAGTTACTAAGAACACCATCAGCGCCAATAACACCCAGAATATTGGTAACATCAGTACTGACATTACCAACAACTTCTCCATTAATAACCTTTTGAAGCGAATCTTCAAGTTGATTACCAAAAGCAACAATTTGCTCAACCTTGGCACTAGTTTGTTCAAGTTTTTGCTGTAACAACTTCATTTGTACTTCAGAAGTTTTGTAAACATCCTGCAATGCTTGACCAGTAAGATCAGACTCTAAAGGACGCATAGAATGTTCAAGTTGTAAAACTTCTTGCTGAAGATTATCTAAATAATTAGTTAAACCACCAAGAACATGAGGAGAATCAATAACCTCTAAACCAGTATCCTTAGCAACAAGTTTTCCAGCTTTGTATGTGTAACCAAATAATTCAGCCATTTTGTTTTTAGAAGTACCAATAGCAGCACCAACTAAACTAAGTTGATCAGCACCAATATTCATAGAACTAGAAAGAATATCATTCAAGGCAGCCTCAGTAGAAAGCAACAACTCCTTAGAACCCAAAGCACCAGTAGGAGACGTTAATTCAGCAAGTTGCTTAGTCAAAGCAACTTGATGTTCCGTAACAGCACTAGATAAACCAAGCCAAGATTTAGCAAGATTATTATGTGCATCTCGCAAATCAGAAGAAATAGACGCAACATTCTTTTTAACATTCTTAACAAGTTCACCATCGACAAAAGATGTACCCATCTCAACTGCCTGTGCACGATCCCAAAAACCAGCATCCGCAAGATGTTGATGCTTGGCAATAACACCAGCTTCCTTAGCATATTCTTCTACATAGCGAGTAGCAACTTTAGAAATATCTGTCTCAAAAAAGTTCCCAGTAAACCCACCAGCATTGGCAAGTTCATTTAAACGTTCAGTACTCTTAATATCTTCAATAGTTAACTTGTGTCCAAACCACATGTCTCCTTCTTGCATAGTACGAGTCTTGAAGTTCTTACCACCCTCCATAGGATCACGAGCATAAATAGTATTCAACTCACGAGCATGAGGACTATTAGGATTAGCACGATAAGCAATAGCTTCGTCAGTTTGTATATGTGGAAAATAATCAGTAACGGCTTTAAAATCAGCAGCGGGATCAACAGCCTTTAAAGACTCACCAATCTTATTTTCATATGAATGAAAAAAACCAGCACCCCAAACTTCTGCAGCACGTTGAACATCAGCAGGAGCAGATGCCAACAAAGCAGGATTTTCAAGATACTTATAAATAGTATCCTTGTAGGCATTAAGGCCCTGTGCACCTTCTGATTGAAGAATCTGCATAAGATTCTGACGTTCAGCTTGCAAAACTTCACCAGTGATTCTACGCTGCAAAGGATTAGCAGTGAAATAACCAATTAACGCAGCACTAGTTTTATCGGAAATAGGTACACCACCAGCAGTGGTACCACGCAACAAAGCTTGACGTGCAGCAAGATCGTCAGCAGGCAAAGTAATTTTTTGTACAAAAGCACCCAAACGAGTTTCAGAACCAAGTAAACGAAGTTTAGCAATACCATTTTCAGTCATCTGACCAATAGCACCAGTACCAGGAATACGTAAACCCTGACCCATCTTTCCAACTTCAAGACGCTTACCAAACATATACAAACCATGACGATTAGCACCAAGTTGAGTCAACAACTCTTCACTCTTAATAGCAGCACGACCACTACGAGCAACAGCAGCAGCAAGAGCCTCATCACCAGTATGTTTAAGTACAGCTTCAGCGAGATCAAGTTTACCAGCATAACCAGCAAATTTACCAGCACCAAAAGTTGCATAAGTAATAGGGTCAGTAGCGACATCCCCAACAAGTCCAATAGCACGATCAAGCCATTTATTTCCAGTGTCAATATGGAATGCTTTACCAAACCCAAAACCAGGATCCTTAATTTGTTTAGTTAAATCACTAAATGACGCTTTTGTATTTGGATTACCATCAATAGCATCAAGACCTTCACGAAGAGTTGAAACAACAGCTTTACCTGGCAACGCAAGAACACCCAATGGTTTTAAAATGCCCTGAGCAATTGGATTGCCAAGAACAGTCCCCATAATGCCACCCTTTGGAGCAGCAGATTTTTTACCCTGACCAATAGCAGCAATAGCATCACGCAAACTAGGATTAGAAGCAGCCATATTGCTAGCTTGACGTCCATATGCAACAGCCGAAGCACTAGGAGCAGGTCCTAAAGGAGTTGGAGCAAGTGAAGCCTGTTTTTGTTGACGCATGGCTTGAGCCATTGCGTAACGAGGGTCATTGTAAGGATTAGCCATATACTGTTGACCAATTCGTTACTTAGTTGCAGCAATAAATTTAAGGATTTGTTTCATAGCATCAGTAGAAGGAGTGGCTCCAGACTGGGCAGTAGCCTGCATTTGTCCTTCACGAATAGCCTGTTGACGCTGCTGAGCAGCAGCATCAAGATATTCCATACCAACTTTTTGCGTCATAGCAGCATCATATTTTTGCTGTGCATTTTTATTATATCCCAAACCTTGAGATCCTTTAGCTTTACCAGTAACCTCAGCAACACCCTGTTTGAACTTTGCAACATCAACACCCTTAGGATTTGAATTCTTGTAAACTTTAGCACCAGCTTCATTTAAAGATTTATTTAAATCAGACAATGAAATTTCACCTTGATGAGTATTAGTGTAATGAGCACGAACACGATTAAGAGCAAGAGCACCCTTACCTTTACCCATCGCTTGTTCAAGCCATTTAAAAACATCACTAGTTTTTAATTTTTTATCGCCTTCTTTTGAAGCAACACCCAAAGACAAATCATTACGTGCTACAGAAGCATTATACGCAGCATCACCATACCCTGCTGTATCCGCAGCGAGTTTAGTTTGAATATCTTGAATATGCTTAGTATTGGGGGCAGACAAAGGAACGTTTTCTTGTGTATACAATTCTCCAGGATTAGGAATGCCAGCTTTAGAAAAAGGATCCTTAGATGCGGCACCACCAGAAGTAGAAGGACCATCAACATATTCTTTTTGCAAAGAAGATGCAACACCCTTTAAATCGGCAACTTGAAAAGAACCCAAATCCTGACCTTGAGCAGCAAGAGAATCAATATAACTATTCAACTGATACTTATCAAAACCTTGAGATATTTTTCCAATAATATCCTGAATAACAGGATCTTGTGATTGTGAATACTTAGACCAGAAAGGTCCACCACCACCTTGTGCACCAGAAGCAGTACGTGGATCATAAGCACCAGCTAATACAGCAAGCATCGGGTTATCTAGATTTCCCAGAACTCCAGCAACATTTTTGTTTCCTTGTTTTGCAGCAGCAAGAGCCATAAGCATTTGTATTTCTTGATCAGTCATTAGAACAACTTACCTTTCTTTGGAACTCCACCTTTAGCAATAGAAGCCAACAATTGAGTTATTAAAGCATTCTGTTGACCAGTTTTATCTGAAGCAATACCCTGAGTAGCATTCATCAATCCCTGATTGTAAGTATTTCTATTCTGACCATAAGCTTGATTAATATTAGAAGTGTCACTTAGTTGACCCTTTGAAAGGTCGAAGGTATTAGCATCATAAGTTTGACCCATCTTCAGCTGGTCAGCAAGCAAACCCTGTGTTAGTTGATTACCGTAAGCTTGGTTGTTGCTAGCAAGTTGACGAGTAGAAGCATCACGCTGTACAGCAACATCATTCAAAGCACCCTGTTTATCGGCTCCAGCAATGCTACGCAATACACCAGCCAAGTTATTAAACGCACCAGCAGAACCCGCATTCTGTGCATTCAGCACTTGAGCATAATCTTGCGTCTGCTGATCCCCAACATTTTGACCTTGCAAAAATGACGACAACTGTGCAGTAGGATTGACAGCTTGTGCCTGCAAATCCGCATAAGGATTAGCCTGACCCTGAAGCATTGTTTGCAAACTGTCCATAGAAGCATTAATGGTTTTACCAGCCTGTGTATTTAAATCACCAAGACTAGTACGTGCAGTGTCGTATCCAGTTTGTAAGTTAGCAAGACCAGTTTTGTTTCTGGCATCCAAAGCAGTTTGTGCACCACCATAAAGAGCACCTAAGCCAGCAATATCTGTATTACGATTATTTGTTAAATCAGACTGTGCATTACCATAAATACCCTCAAGTTGAGATTGCAAATCATCATAAGACTTACCATAAGTACCACCTGTAAGCAAAGACTGAAGTTGCTGGGTGTAGTCATTCAAAACATTACGACCAGAACTAGAACCAGCAGCTTTAGCAGCAGCCGCAGCAACCGCATCAGCTTTAATTTTAGCTAATTCAGGAACAGTGGGAAGTTTAGCCAATAAAGCTTTTTCTTTAGGGGCATTAGTTACACGACTAGTCGGACCAGCATCCTTAGAAGAAATAGTACCACCCTTAACAGGAGTGATCTTATACGGTGTTAACTTCGTACTCGTAGGAGCAGGAGGTGGTGAGGTTTTCTTTTTCGCTGCCATAATTACGCTCCTAAAAACGGTTTCCAAGCAGTCAAAGACGCTGCTGTATTTGCAATATTACTATTCTTTTCAAACTCTAACTGAGCCAGCTGAGCCTGGTAGTCAGCATAAGTCTGCGCATCACCAAGTTTAGACTGTTGGATATCTCCAGCAGTCCCCAACTGGCTAGCGTTAATATCTTCAGTTTTCTGATTAGCAAAATCAGTTAAACCCTTACTATAGATACCTGACTGCACACCAGGACCAGCCAAACCACGCTTAGTAAAACTTCCAACAACTCCAGGGGCTGCCTGTTCAAACTGTTTGTTAATATCAAACACTTTGCGGTCGCCACGCTGCTGAGACAGAAACTGACTATAGGCAGACTGGGCTGCTTTGGCACCATACTGGTTGCCAGCTGCCCGCTTACGCTTGCCATATCCTAAATAGTCAAAATTACTTGTGTCGCTCATACAGATCCTCTATATAGTGTTTGTTGTTACAGTTCATGCCGCAATCTCCATCAAAGTAATGCGGTTTGTGGAACCCGACCACAAGACAAGCGCACCCGCATTGCCAGAATCATTTTTGCCAGTTAAAGAATAAGTAATAGGTGAAGTGGTGCCAGCGGTATCAAAAGCGTGAATGGCGTATTGTTGGTGAGAAGTAACACCAAAAGAAGCATTGGCAACCATTTGATAGTTGTGTGTCCAGTCACCAAAAGTTGAACCAGTAGAACTTATTTTGTTTCCCGAACCAACAGCACCCCTACGAATAAACAAAGAATAGTAGTTAAGAAAATTGGTTGGGTATGCGCCAAAAGTAAAAAATATTACTATTTTTGACGAAGCAGATTTGGGGGTAATCGTTGCAAGGCTACTAACAAGCATGGTTTCAGAAGTGCTTGTTATATTTTGGTCGGAAAATGCTGGCTGGTTAGTAACCACCTGCAATACAGACCCGTTAGTTGTGGCACTTGAAGCGAAGTACCGCCAGGATGAACCGTTCCAAACACCAAGCATGTCCGTGTCTGTTTCGTAAATCATCTGACCCTCATACGGGGCTGTCGGGCGTGTCGATGACGTGCATACACCAGGGCGTAACCCAGTTGAATTATTACTAATAGCCATTATGCCGCCTCGTAAAAAAAGTTCCACATAAAATAATCTGTTGCTTTCCAAGTAAAAGGAACAGTGGAATTTGTGTCTGATTGTGTTGCGTAAGTGCCTGATGTTACCAACCAAGTCAAACGGACATCACCACCAAACAAGTTAATTGGATGACCAATATAAATCAACGAACCGTTATATGCGTTGCAAGTTCCAACAGGGTCAATAATGGTTGACGATGCAGAAATAGGGACAGGTAAAGCAATATCTAAAGGACCCGTCATGGAAGATGTCGAACCAAGTGTGCATCGCCCCCAGAAATGAACAAAGTTTCCTTCTTTAACATATCTAGAGACAATAGTTGCATTACCTTTTGTGAAACCAGTAAATGCTTGTGATGATGCATAGTTAATATATGGGCTGTTTGTGATTATCCAAGCAGAACCATTCCATACAAGCGTTTTGTTGGTGTCTGTTTCAAAAATTGTTTGACCTGCATATGGTGATGCAGGGCGTGTGCTACTTGTACATACGCCTGCTTTAATTAGTGAACTAGCACCGATTGATTGTGTGATACCCATTACGCACCTGTCCATTCTTCAGCGGTGTTACCTTCAGCGACCCATGCAAGATACGCCTGATAATCGGGGTGCCATTCGTGAGGTTGAATAAAAGCATTATCCAATAAACGAACAACTTGAATTACGCCCGTCATTGGACTTGTGTATGTTTTATACATTATAACTCCGCACTAAATGCCCATCTGAATGCAACCATCGCTGCATCCGTTATACTTCCCGTTGTTGTAAGGTTAAAGCCCCAAGTGCCAGACCAGTCAATTGTCGCCGTAGTTGTAGTTGCCCAACCTGCTCTATAAAGAGAGGCTCTTCCAGCAGTTCCAGTATTATCCCAAAGACGAATATTCCCAGGGGTATCATTTGCACCATTTGTTGAACTCGGTGCAATTCGTTTTGTAGTCTTAAAAAAAACCCCTGAGCAATAAGTATTACCACCAAGTCCAGCAGCATATGAACCTGCTTGTCCAACGACAGTAATTGAATCTTCATAGTACCGTTGGCATAGGGCTAGTTCTACACCGTATGGTCGTTGTTCAAACGGGGTTGGCTGGTAGTTCTGTTCCAGTTGAACACCCGTAATATCCACATAGTCAGCAGCACCAGCAGTACCAACAGGGGTAAAATCAAGTTGGA